GATCAATTATATCTAAATGAATCTTTTGATTATCTATTAGACGATTATAGAAAGGTTATTGATATCAGAGGGTTTGAAATTGGTTCATCTGATGGGGTAAATACGCTATTTACCATTGAACAAACACTAGCACAACAAACATATTTTAGTTATTCAATGGGTAATTATGGTTTCGATTTAGTTAGTTGGTATGTGTTAAAGAACTGGTTAGATACACGAGAGAAAATGCTTGCTTTAAGAAAGAGCTGCAATTTCAATCAAAGAACGCAATACATGCAAATGTATCCTGAACCAGGAAATGAAAGATTTTGGGGTATATTAGAGTGTTATGTAGAACAACCGATTCAATGGGTAATTAAAGAGCCTTGGGTATACCAATATGCATTGGCACTTACTAAAATAAACTTAGGGAGAGTAAGAGGCAAATACAGCAACATACAGCTCTTTGGTGGTGGTGTTCTAAACTACGACATGTTGCAAGAAGGAAGAGAAGAAAAAGCAAAACTAGAAGAAGAATTATATTCAGGTGCTTCTCCAGGATTAAGCGACGCAGAACCGCCATTGTTTTTAGTAGGCTAAATTTTAAATAGCTATGTGTCCAAATTCTTATGTTTCCGTAATAGTACTTTCTTATGCGTGGGTTCTCCCTGCGGTGGATCGCACTATGTAAATCATGTTTTAAATGAATTGGGTGTTAAGTGTGATATAGAAACTAAGCACCCCGGACAAAGTTTAGTTATGTGGGCATTTGCCCCGGGTTATGATGCTTCATTACCACAAAATGTAAAAACCCCGCCAGAAGAATTATTAGATAAAAATTATAAATGGGCTAGACATACTTATGATAGTGTAATTCATTACACCAGACACCCTTTTAAATCTATTCCTTGTTTGCAAGAAGAAATGTGCGTTGTAAAAAAGGATTTAGATGAAGAATATTTTAATATTATTAGAAAGGGAGTGTTTAAGGGGTTAAAAGAAGCTAATTGGGATATTATGAATCCACCGTGGCAGGGTAAACCTTTAAACAAAATTGAATTTGTTTTAGATTTCTGGGTTAAATGGCACAAAATAATCTTAAAAAAGAAACCAGATATTACAATTCAAGTAGAACAGTTTCAAGAAAAGGTTTATCATTTTATAAAAGATAAAACTCAATGTAAAAGTGGTGCTAGTTTAGATACTTCTATTCAACATAATACGGGGTCTAGAAGAAAAGCTTTAGGTAGACCTTCAGAAGATGAAGAAATGAAAATCTTTATCAGAGAAATGTTACCTAAGATTAATATACCGTTATTAAAAGAAGTAGTAACGTTGGGAAAGAAGTTCGGATATGAGTTTCCCCAACAGGTTGTATTAAAGTGTAAGTAATTTAAATATTAATATGGCAGGCTCGGGTAAGTTTAGACAGGGGGTATTTAAACCTAGAAATAGAAACAAATACAGGGGCAAAGATTATCCAATTTATCGTTCAGGGTGGGAATTAAAATTTTTTAGATGGTGTGATTTAAATGAAAATGTATCAGCTTGGGATAGTGAATGTGTGGTGATACCTTATTTAAATCCGCTCACAGGAAGAGTACAAAGATATTTTGTAGATGGTTTAATAACCATAAATGAAACAAACGGACCAAAGACATATTTGATTGAAATAAAGCCTTCTAAACAAACCCAACCTCCGAAATTTAAAAAGTATCAAAAAAGAAAAACTACTCTTTATGAACAAAAAACGTACGTCCAAAATAGAGCTAAATGGGAAGCAGCTGAAAAGTGGGCAAAGAAAAAAGGCGTTGAATTTAAAATTTTAACAGAAAAAGAATTAGGAATATAATGTTATTAGATTACGAAGAGTTAGTTAAAAAATATAATATGAATGTAACCGGTGTAATACACATCGGTGGTCACCATGGTAGTGAATATGATCTTTATAAAAAGTATGATTCAATAAAACATATTCTTTTCTTTGAGCCTGATTTAGATAGTTATAAAATACTATGTGATAAGGTAAAAGGGGACGATAAAGTGGTGACCGTAAATAGGGCGCTTGGACCGTTTAGGGGTAAAACTACCTTTTATAGAAGTAAAGATAATTTAGGACAAAGCAATTCTTTAATGAAGCCAGATCTTCATGCTAGACAATACCCGCATATAGTCTTTAATGAAGAGATAGAAATATCTTTTGATCATTTAGATAGATATGAACCAAATAAAAAATTTAATTTAATTAATATAGACGTTCAAGGGTTTGAATTGAATGTTTTTATAGGAGCTAAAAAGACTTTAAAAAATATTGACTACATTATAGCAGAAGTTAACCGGGACGAACTTTATGAAAATTGCGCTAGGGTAGAAGAATTAGATGCATATCTTGGTCTTTACGGGTTTGAAAGAAAAGAAACATCTTGGGATGGAATGTCTTGGGGCGATGCATTTTACGTTAAAAAATCTTAAAAAGTATAAATAATATCAGACATGTCTTATAAACTATTAGTTGAAACACCTGCTTCAAAGGAAGACTTCGAATACGTACTCGAAGAAAGCGGTAAAGATGGTAAGAAAAATATGTACATCAAAGGCCCTTATATGATGGCCGAAGAAGTNAACCGTAACAAACGCTTTTATCCTACCGATGAACTTAAACGCGAAATACAGCGTTATAAGAAAGACATGATCGGTGAAAATCGAAGTATGGGTGAGTTAAACCACCCTACCACGGCTGAAGTAGATTTAGAGAGAGCTTGTCATATGGTTACTGATATATGGCAGGAAGGTAACATGTTTTATGGTAAGTCAAAAGTCTTATCTACACCATGCGGACAGATTGTAAAAAGTTTGATTAACGACGGTGTAAAGGTAGGAATGAGTTCAAGAGCTTTAGGCCAACTTACACCTGTAGAAGAAAAAGCCGGTGTTAGTAAAGTTACCGATATGAAGCTTGTAGCAGTAGATTGCGTTTCTGATCCATCGTGCCCAAAAGCCTTTGTAAATGGTATATTAGAAAGCAAACAATTCATTATGAATAAAGATGGAAAGTTTGAAGAAGCTTATAATACTTTTGAAGAAAAGTTAGAAACCCTACCTACAAAAGAGTTGGATTCGTATTTAAGAGATCAAGTACTTGACTTTTTAGATAAAATTGGCTCTAAAGCATAAATAATAGATATATGTCACAGCGTAAAGAAATAGGAAAGTTTTTAAAAAATATCTCAATAGGAGAATATAAAAACGCACACTTAAATTTACAGACAGTAGTTGAAGACAAACTTAAGCAGAAAATAAAAAGAGCTGCTAAACAAAGAATTTTTTAAAATGGACAACAAAATAACAGATATCCTCCAAGAAAAAGCAAATGGTATTCTTACAGAGAGTACATTAAAGCAAATTGAAAATGCTTTCAATAAAAAGGTTTCCCTTCACGTTGAATCAGCACTAGTAAAACAGGATGACGAATATAGTGCCAAATTAGAGCATTTGCTCGAGGCTATTGATGTCGACCACACAAGTAAGTTGGATAAAGTTGTAGGTGCCATTGATAAGAATCACGGTGAGAAGTTAATTTCCGTGGTTGAGAAGTATAGCAGAGCCATTAATGAGGAAGCACATACTTTTAAGAGCGACTTGGTAGGACGCGTTAGCAAATACCTTGATCTGTATCTTGAGAAGTTAGTACCGCAGCAAAATATTAACGAGGCGGTTAAAAACAGAAGATCTAATAAAGTTTTACGTGAGATGAGAAGAGTTTTAGCGGTTGATGCAGCTTTACAGAAGAATAGCATTAAGGACGCAATCTTAGATGGTAAGACAAGAATAGATGAATCTGTTGAGAAATTAGACGAGTCTACAGCAATTGTAGAACGTTTACAAAGAGAAAATGCAGCATTAAAGAGTAGATTAACTCTTGAAGAGAAGGTAAGTGACTTACCGGAAGATAAAGCAGCATTTTGTAAGAAGGTATTACATGGTAAATCTTATAGATTTATCAATGAGAACTTCGATTATACGTTGAAGATGTTTGATAAAAATCACGAAGAGCATCTTGAAGTTTTGCATGAGCAAGCCAAAACACAGAACACGGTAACTAAAGATGTTGACCGACCAATCATTGAAGAGAGCGGACAAGCTCCTAGTGATGATTTCGAACATCATGCACCTTTAGGAACGTACATGGGCGAGCTAGGCAAATATTAATAATCGATTTTTTCGAAACAAAAAGAATTTCTAGTACAAAATTGTACTATACAAACCCACATATTAACTTATGAAATCTATCAAACCCACACAGGCTTATATCGATCAAGATAGAGCCGCGGCATTGTTAGAGAAGTGGAATCCTGTATTGGATTACTCTTCAGATAACGTAGCTGCCATCGAAGACGATCACACTCGTCTTAATACGGCAATGCTCTTGGAAAACCAGGAAGCATGGTGTTTGAATGAGTCGAATAACGTATCAGGTGGTACCGGTTCTGTTTTGTCCAATGGTGGTAACAACATTGGTCAGTACGGTAATCAGATACCTAACTCTTATACGCAGGGTGATACTTATGCAACTGGTGACTACCGCTTGCCTAAGATTCTTATCCCGATGATTCGACGTACATTCCCAGAGTTGATCACTAACGAAATCGTTGGTGTTCAGCCTATGAGCGGACCTGTTGGCTTAGCATTTGCTTTGCGCTACAAATATGATACCGATGCCTTAGGTAACGGTATTGACGGCATACCTCAATCTACTACTACTGAGAACGCAACTATTGGTTCTGGTATTAAGAAGGGTAACGTCGCTGGTGGTGTTAATGGCAAAGAACTTGGCTATCAGATGTTAGATACCCGTTTCACAGGTACATCTTCTGGTCAATTGTCCGGTCTTGGTGCTGGAACAGACTTCCCATTCGTCGATCAAGACGGTGGTGTTGCAAGATTGCTTGCTAACTTCGAGTTAACAGGTAAGATTCCTCAGGTGCTAGTTAGTTTCGAGAAAACAGCTGTTGAAGCTGGTACTCGTAGATTAGCAGCTCGTTGGTCTGTTGAGTTGGAGCAGGATCTTAAGAACATGAATGGTATTGATATCGATACTGAGCTCACTAACGCTATGAGTTATGAGTTACAGGCTGAAATCGACCGTGAAATGTTAATGAGAATGATCCAGGTCGCTCTTGACAACGGTTCAGGTAATGGTTATTCTGTATGGGCTCCTCAATCAGCCGATGGTCGCTGGTTAGTTGAGCGTAACAGAGACTTCTACCAGAGACTCATTATTCAGGCGAACAGAATCGCGATTAGAAACCGCCGTGGTGCAGCTAACTTTGTTGTTGCAACACCTCGTGCAGCTGCTATTCTCGAGATGTTACCTGAGTTTCAATGGGTACCGGTACAGGGTAACGTTAATACACAGCCAGTCGGTGTTGCTAAAGTTGGTAACCTCGGTGGTCGATTCAACGTTTACCGTGATACCAGAACGGAAGCTCAGTTCGAGCAGAACGCTGGTTACATTACGCAACCAGATCAAGGTACATATATCCCAACTGCAGCACGTACAACACGTGTTGAGTATACGTTGCTTGGATATAAAGGTCCTGAGTTTTACGACACAGGTATTATCTACTGTCCGTACATTCCTGTTATGGTTCAGAGAACAATTGGTCCTAACGACTTCTCGCCACGTGTTGGCTTGTTAACCCGTTATGGTGTTGTTGACAACATCTTCGGTGC